TTAGACCTTACGGGTGGCGGGCAGAACGTTCGTACATTCCCAAAGTCTTATTGGACTGACCTGGTGCCTGCATGAGAGCGCCTTGGGATTTCTTTGAGGCTAAGGACGCTGCTAGGCGTTGCTCGATTGCACAAGCTGATGCAGAGAAGGTATTTGCTGAAGCGTCAGAGACTTATGCGCAAGCTGAGGCTGCGTACAGGATTGAACTCGCTAAAGAGATGACCGTGTTGAGGGCGCAGGGCCAGCCGGCCACCCTTGTCGGTGATCTCGCACGCGGTTCAGAGCAGATCGCTGGTCTGAAGATGACACGCGACTTGTGCAAGGGCTTGCTTGATGCGGCTACTCACGGGATCTGGCGTCATAACGCTGATCGTCGTGACGTTCAACGTTTCATTGATTGGAGCCTTCAAGTCTCGACGGGGAGGGCTGCTGACTAAACGCGGGGTGGCGACCTTAGAGCCCCGTCCTGGCCCGGGCGGTTAACGCATATGGGCAACTCAAGTGAAGCTGCGCTAACGAACCGTGACTGGTTCTGACATAGGCAAGGCATGTACGTCGGGTTAGTCACCGACGGAACCGTTAGAGAGCGGGAATCTTTGGAACCGGAACTGCCTTGTCAGGTGGTGAATGGGGCCGAGTGGAGGGGCATGTCGCGTGGATTGAGTTGGCAGTAGATCCCTTTATGGAGGGGTTTCCAAATGCTGCCCTAAACCAAGTCACTTACTTCCTGACAAAGCAGTTGTCGTTCGTTAACGAAACAGAAAGATCGCGTTTTACCGAGCTAGTCCTATGTCGAAACTGAATGTCCTGATTGATGCGCTTGATGCCGCTTCGTGTAACCCCAAAGAGTGGGGTGATGGTTGGCGGGCTCAGTGTCCGGTGCATGGGTCGAGGGGTGGGACGTTGGCTGTGAAGTTGAGTCGTGACGGGAGTGTTCTTCTGACTTGTTTTGCGGGTTGTGACAGGACGGAAGTTTTGAGGAGTGTTGGGTTGGGTTGGGCGGATCTTCGTGAACAGAACAGTACGTGGAAACCACGTATTCGCGTTGCGCAAAAACAACCGACTTTCCGTGATCCGTTGATGCAGGCAAGGGCGTTCGGTTGTGAAGTGCGGGCGGTTGGTAGTGGGGTGTTTGTGGGGTCGTGTCCCTGCGGTGGAGATGTTGTTGCGGGGAGAGCTGGTGCATGTTGTTCCAATGGGTGTTCCGTGGAATCGGTTGGGCAGTTTCTGAGGGACACAGAGGACGCACTGAGGGTGCGTAAGGAGATTGTGATGCCAACAAGAGTGTTGGAAGTGTTGATGTGCAGTGAGGAGCGTCGGGGTGTGTCGCAGAAGAATGGCCAAGAGTGGGTCATTTACAAGGTGCAGGCCAATGATGAGAATGGTCAGCCGATCAGTGAGAAGTTGCAGTCGTTTAGTGACTTGCCAGTGGGTCGAGGCGAGTACGAAATAGAGCGTCGTGACCATGAGAAGTTTGGTACGTCGTACACGGTGAAAGATCCGAACGCTCGGCGTGTTCCTCCACCCCCGGCGAGGTTCGCAACGCTCGAGATGCATGAGGCACTTCAGGCTCGCGTGGATGCCCTTGAGAGTCGCATGGGTTTTCAGGAGGTAACGAACACGACTGTTGCCCCGTCTTCGTTTACGACAAGCGACCCGGTTCCGTTCTAAATGGGGGTATGGGGGCGCATAGCCACACTTAGTGATGGCGAGTGGATGTTCGAGGGCCCGATCATGGTGCCTTGTCATCAGGAGGACAGGTTTGAGCGGCTTGCGTGGAGCAGGCCGTTCAGTCCCGTTGTTTGGCGTAACGGCATGCCGCAGGAGTCGAGCGTGTTGTGGACTCGGTTTAAGGGCAACAAGGGCGTTGAGTTGTTGAAGCGGTTTCCCGCGCAGCCAAGTTTGGTGGTTAAGAAGGGCGTGAGTGTGACTGCCTTGTGGACAGTGTGGCCTGAGTTGAAGCCAGCTTGGTACGTGGGTTACAACGAACGCTTGACGAGGTTCTTTGGGGGGAAGTTGAAGGACATTGATGTTCGTTCGTTCACCGTGGATTTGCAAGCTGGTGAGGTGTTCTTGTTGAAGAACTTGACGACGGCTGAGAACGTCGCGGGAAGGCTTTAGATGCTTGAGAGATTCTGGTGCAAGAAGTGCAACGCGGATTGCACCTTGTGGAAGCGCGGTAAGGGTTCGGCTCGGGAGCTGAAGTTGTGCTTGTGGTGTGACGAGCGTTTGGAGGAAGTGAAATGAACGAGTTTCTAGAACAGTTCGATCACATGATTGATGTCGCTAGGCGGCAGGGTGAAGCGTGTGCGATCGGCACTGAGGTACGTGAGGGCGACAAGGTTGTTGGGATTCAGTTGACGGCCCGAACAATGCACCCGGCGTTTATGGGTGGGGCTGTGCCAAAGCACGACCCGGAGCGCGACAAGTGAAAACGATCAGTTTGTTCAGCGGCGTTGGCGGCATGGACTTAGGACTGCATCGAGCGGGCTTTGAGCACGTTGCGTTCTGTGAGGCCGACCCGTACCGAAGGCAAGTTTTGGAGAGGCATTGGCCGGGTGTGCCGGTGAGTGACGACGTAAGGACTTTTAAGTTTGACGGATTGGTTGATTGTGTCGCTGGTGGGTTTCCCTGCCAGGACTTAAGCGTTGCCGGCAAGCGTCAGGGTTTGGCCGGTGAGAGGAGTGGTTTGTTTTATGACTTTGCACGAATCGCAGACAAGCATGTTCGACCAGGAGGAGTACTTATCGCTGAGAACGTGGCCGGATTGCTCAGTTCCAATGATGGACGAGACATGGCCATTGTCTTGCGGACGCTTTCCGACCTCGGGTTTTCTATCGGGTACCGGCTTGTTGACAGCCAATTCTTCCGTGTGCCCCAAAGACGCAGGCGGGTCTTCATTGTTGGTATCCGTGCTGAGTCAGACCTTCCCGTCAAGATTCTTGCTCTCCTCGAAGGCAGCTCGGGGGATTTTGCGTCGAGCGGAGAAGCGTGGGAAGACGATCCCCGAAGCTTTGGACAGGGCGTTGCGGGCGCTCTCGGTCACGGGGGAGGCAGGGGCTACCGAAACGACCTAGACAGTCACGGCGCTTACGTCGCTGGCTATGCCCCCCCCGTGAGCCCCACGGTGACGGCGAAGTGGAGGAAGGGCGGTGGCCCAGCCGGGGACGAGTGTCAGAACCTCGTGTCGCAGCGTGTCTTGAAACAACGTGCCACGACTACAGCCGAGCCGACAATTTCAACATGGTCTTAGTTGATGAGTGACCCGGTGGCGTTTCATCACAAGCAAACCCCGATTTCGGGGGGGGTCTGTCCCGCTTTGAGTAAGAACGCTGATGGCATGGGCGTGATGGCTGTTGCTCAGAATGTGCGTGGCGAGCTTCGTGAGTCCGAGGTTGCACCGGCCTTAACGAAAGGTGGGGGCAAACCGGGCGAGGGCTACTCAGCTATCCGCGAACAAGCTCAAGTTCGTCGTTTGACTCCAGTGGAGTGCGAACGCCTTCAGGGTTGGCCGGATGGGTGGACGCTGTTGGATGGCCCGAGTCTTGTGGATACGCCTCGGTGGTTTGAGCCGGGGTACGTGCCGAACGAGGATATGCCAGCACCGGATGGTCGTAGGTACGCGGCTTGCGGTGATGGGGTGACGGCGACCGTTAGTGAGTGGTTGGGCAAGCGCATAATGGACTTACGTCCTGAGTCGTAGTAGCATTGGGCAACGTAAAGGAAACCAAAGGGGGAAGTTTTGAGTATTGAGGAACGAAACGGCAAGTACCGGGTTCGGCTTAGGGTCGGGGCGAAGCATGTGTCTCGCACGTTCGACTTCAAGCGCGATGCAGTTAAAGCCGAGGGCGAGCTTCGTCGAATGGCGCAAGGCAAGGGCTTGATTGAGCTGGAGCGTGGTAAGTCCACGTTGGGCGATCACCTTGACTCGTATTTGGATAGTCGAGAGCTCACGTATGAAACCGTGAAGACGTACTCCGGGTATTGGGAACGCTATGCGAAGGAGACAATCGGGTCTTTGGAGTTGCGTGACCTGACACCGAAGCGGTTGCACGACTGGATGAATCGTGACTTGAGGGATGTGCCGGCACCAACGAAGAAGAAGGCTGTTGGAATGGTGCAGGGGATTCTTTCGACAGCGGTGATTGCCGGCGAGCTGGAGTACAACCCGATCCGCGAGTTGCCTAAACCAAAGGTTGATCAGCGATTGGCACCGGAGCCGTTCACAATCACGGAGGTTGAGGCGATCAGGGGTGCGTTGGACTTGCGTGATCGCACGATGGTCAGTGTTCTTGCGTATGCGGGATTGAGGCCAAAGGAGTTGTTGGAGTTGCCCGTGTCGTCCATTAAGGAACGGACAATCAGGGTGTGGGGTTCTAAGACTCGCAGGGAGCGCCCCGTTCACTTGTACGACCATCTTCGAGGGGATCTTGCGGAGTGGGATTCCGGTGACGAGTTGTTGTTCCCGAACGTGGATTGGCGAAATTGGCGCAGGCGGAATTGGAAAGCTGCTCTCGACAACCTTGGCATTGGCACGGAGTTTTACCGGGCTGATGTTCCGTATCGGCTCCGTTCGACCTATGTGAGTTTGACGTTGGCCGATGGTCGGTGGTCGCCAGGAGAAGTGGCCTTGATGTCAGGGCACACGTTGGAGGTGATGTCACGGCACTACGCGGGCATCACGGCTGAGATGGCAGGTCAAAATCACCGTGTCGAGGATGCGGTGGCGGCAGTCAGGGGGAAAGCATGAACGCTGGACTTTGGGAGATTGAGTACACAATCAACAAGGACACGCAGTACGTCGTGTGCTCAGGTGACTTTGTTACCGGCCCGTTCGACACGGCTGCTGCCGCTCACGGCTACATCAACGCTGTTGTTCGAGCTCAGGGCGCGATCAAGCCGTGGAAGGTGCAGGTGTTACATAGCCCCCGTTTGCCGATCCCGGCTCAGGTGGCAGCATGAACCCCGCCCCGTGTCGAGCCTTGCTGAATCGTTGTGAAGGTTTCGGGGATGGCGACGACGATGGCACGTTTGACGGCGAGACTCTCGTATGCACCTCGTGCTACTTCGACCTGATGCCGTACTCAAAGAGTGGAGCCCTGCTTAACGCTGAGATTCCCGAGGCGCTTGCCAGGTTCCAAGCTGGTCGGTTGCCGTTGTGGGGAAGGCTCAGATTCCGTTGAGATTCTTCAAACGTCGCACGAAAGTAAAGCCGTCTTTGATCTTCATGTGCCTTGGCGAGCATGTCTACGGTGACGATGATGGAAACATAACGTCATTGGGTAGTCGCAGAGGCCCGTTACAATCAAATGTACCCGAGATGCACCCCGAGGGTGTTTCGGAAGGAGACTCAAAGTGCTGAATCCCCCGTCGTTACTGGAAGCCCTCTGCCGGACTCGAACCGGCGACCCCTTCCTTACCATGTTTGGCAACAGTGCCAGATCCCCAATGTTTACGGGGCGCGTAACACAACGAGGTTACGTCAATGTCTAAAAGCACTGTGTCTGCTGGGGATAACGATGTACCCGAGATGCACCCCGTGTGGGGCGACGTTGGCCCCGTAACCGCATTGGGTAAGACTGAGAAGGAGCTTAACCGCACGAAGTGGGAGCTATTGCTTGCTCAGGAAACGCTTAAGAAGTCTCGTGAGCTGATCGCTGAATTAGAGGCTGAAGTCGAGCTCCTGAAGGGTTGGATCAGTGCGGGTCATTGAGCGCCTGTACCGGGCAAAGATGACTGAGCTTGTGTTGTGTGCCAGTGGCCCCGCCGTGGCGTTCGACCGGGAACGTGTGAAGGGTTCGGAGCGCACAAATCCATTGCCCCAGGAATACGGGTCAAGGGTGTACGAGTTCCATTCACGTTGGAACCATTGCCCTGATGACGATTACATTCGACTCAGGATCATTGTGGACATTGTGAACGAGCTCCGTGGCTACAAGATCAGTCGAGTTCATAAAGCCGAGTACGGCACGTTGGAGCTTAAGGTTGCAGTAGCCCGTGACAGGCGTTCTGAGGGGTCTGTGAGCTACGCCTATGGCATAGACATACGAACTGTCAGGGAGTACCGGCAAGAGATCAGAGAGCGTGTTATGTCAGCTCTTGACAAGGGCGACCGGAGCATCAGGGCGATTGCTGCCGAGTTCGGTTTATCGCACGGGTTCGTTGGCAACATGAGGGCCGTCGCGTGAAGTGTGTTTATTGCGGCAAGAAGCTCTTAAAAGACGGGCTCTACGCTCCGTATTGCTCGCGCCAATGCAGTCGAGCAGTCGCTCCTAAGTAGTTCTGTCCGGCACGTGGTTTATGGTTGTCCACAAGTCGCGTACTCCCCTGCCGTTTTCCGGGGTGCGTGACATTAGGTGTCGGTGCTTGCATCGACCGCCCGGTTCACATTCCGTGTCTCCCCCACCGGGCTGAACCGGGCACACACTCTTCGGGGTTAAATGAAACGAGATTGGAAAGCCTTCCGTGCGAAGGTTGATGCCGAGGGCCGCTGCCGCCTCTGCGGATCAGCCGGCCGCCTAGAAGCTGCGCACTTGATCCCCAGGTCACGGATTCCAGTGCATTCAGGGAGCGCCGAGGACGATCGGAACTGCCTGCCCCTCTGCCCGCCGTGTCATCGGTCTTATGACGTTGCCGATCATCGCACGGGCTACAGGCAGGGCGTCATTCACGTAACAACTACTGAGGAGCAAGCGTACTGTGTCGAGTTGGTCGGAATCGAAGAAGCTTACGGGCGACTCCTCGGACGAAGACTTTCGCACGTTGCTTCGGGCGACGATGCTGGAGGCCCGTTCTAAGCTGGACAAGGCGATCCTCGCGCTTGACAATGATGACGGCCCCGCTTACGCCTCCGCTGTAAGGGAGTTTCAGGTTGTGGGTCGCACTGCGGCTGAGTGGCTGGAGGAGATGTGACCTGGACTTGGGTGCTCCTGAACAACGGACGCCGGCACATCGTGAAGATTCACCCTGACTACGTGGAAGAAGCCGCCAGTAACGAGGAGTTGATCCCCGCCACTGACGGCTTCATGGTTCCGATGGTCGAGGTTGACCAGTACGGCCCTGAGACTATTCAGGACGCATAGGCTCCGCCTTGTTGCACCAAGCGTGAACCGTTTGGTTGCTTACGTCCAACTGCCGGCCTACTTCGCTTAGGTTCAGCCCGTATAGCCGAGCCTTGCCAAGCAGGTTGTAGAACTCTTGCGTTGCCGCCTCCGCCTCCGCCCTCAGTTTCAGGTAGTGGTGTCGAGCGGCTTTGATTTCGGCGAAGGTCGGTTCGTCGCTCACGCTTCCTCCGCCTGTGCGCGCAGTTCTGCTGCTTCGTCTTCGTCGCACACTTCGTCGCGCAGCCAGCGGTCAACAACCAGATTCCACTGCTGTTTGGTTAGAGGCTTCATGTCGATTGTCGTTGGGACTCTGTGTACGGAGTCTCGCGCCGAGATCTCCCAACACTCGTCAAACTTAGGGCCGCGTTCGTCCGAAAAATGTTCGAGCATTTCGTAACTCCAGGCCCACTTGTATTCGTCTTCCATCTCGTCCCAACCGGCAACGCCAAGTGTTAACTCCGTGACGGCTTGTTTGGCGTCGCCTTTCGTCATGTTCCATTCAGCGACCGCTTGCGCCTCGTCTTCGCTGATGTGCGCAATAGCTGCGTCGATTGTCCACTGTTTATTGCTCATTACGGTTTCCTTTCGATTTCATGTCTTGTAGGTGATTCTGCAACACATAGTTGTTGATCCGTTGGCCGAGCACGAATAACGCACTCGGGGTTTCGGGGTTCGGCGGTATGTCTTGCCAACGTTCGGGGTATAGGAACTTGTGCAGGTCAACAATAAGTTGGTCGGATTCTTTCATGCCGCTACCGCCTCCGCCTCCGCCTCCGCTTGACTGAGCACGTACTCACCGAGTCGGTTCTCGATCGTGAGAAGCACCTTCACGGGCTCCTCCTGGCCTGTCCAAGCTTTCAGCAGGTAGATGTAAAGGTTGACTAGCAGCTCGTCGGCCTCGGTCATGCGACCGCCTCCGCCTTCGCCGTAGTTGTTCCGACTTTGACTCGGTAGCCGTCGGCCTCCAGGTTGTCGGCTAGGAACGTGCGCGTGGCGTCGTCTGTCTCAATAATCAATAGCGTTTTCATCGTGCTGCCTTTCTGCTGTTTGTCTTGACTTTCCAAAGGTTGACTCCGTACGGATACGTGAGCGCTCCGTTCACTTCGATTTCTGCGACAACGACCGCGCTACAACACTCGGTGCTGAGTAGAGAACAATCCTCAGCCCCGTACCAGTGCTCCAAGCGCGCTCGCCTTCCGCACTCGGGGCATCGCACAGGGTCGCCTTCGCGCCATTCGCCGCGCAGACTCCGCCATAGCCGGGGAACTTGCGAGATTGCGTACGCACCGGCCAGGAGGAACGGCTCACCGGGGATGTACCAACCGTCAGGCGTCATTCGCCGTGCACCTCCGCCTCATAGTTTGCCTCCAAGGCCGTCGACAGCCGGAGCGTCAACCGGCCTACGGGCTCTGCCTCACCGAGCTTTGCGAGTAGGTGTGCAGCGTCACAAACTAGGTCGGCTAGCGCCTGTTCAATTTCCTCTCGGTAGTAGGGCTGTTGCGCAAAGTTGCTCAACATTGGCCGGTACTCCCACAAGGCTGATTCGGCTTGTTCTGCGCGTTCGCGTGTGTTCATGCCGCTACCCGCACTGACTCGAACTCGACAACAGCGGTAACCGCGTTTGCTACAGCTTCGCCGGGTGTGTCTCCAGTGCCGTAGCGGACTGTTCCCGCGCCACTGCTTGCCGTTGCCGTCCAACGCCCGGGGAGCTGTTCATTCAGCTCGTGTTGCCAAACTGACACGGCTAGCTCTGTTTCATGCATTGTGTTTCATTCCTTTCGATTATCTGAGCCGGTTGACACAGACCCTGACGGCGACAACCCAAAGGTCATCGCCGCCCGCGTCCGTGTCAGCAGCGAATGACTCGCAGCGCTAACCGCTGAAGCTCTTCCGCTTCCGCTTTTGCTTTCGGCGAGTAGCCGTCTGTTTCTAGTGCTCGCGCATTGCTTCGCAGCGCGTCGGCGATTGTTTGCGCCTCGGTGCTAGTCAGTTTCAGTGTTAACGAGCGCGTCATGCTGCACCGAGCCCGAGCAGGTCAAACAAGTCTTGGCCGCGATCCGCGCCAAGCTCGATTACGTGAGCTGTATGATCGTCAGTGTGTGCGGTTGTGTTGTACGTGGCTTCGGATACGTCGCCGCCAACGTGCACGAACCTAAACCACGTTGTAGGCCCGCCGCCTGCTGTCATTACGTCGACAATCTCGGCTCGGTCTACGCTGTAGATAGCGTCGCCACAATTCGGGTAAAGCTCGTCACCTGGTGAAACTCCCGCCGCCGCCGCTTTGCTCCAGCTTTCGAGCGTGTCGGTCATTGCCTCGAATGCCTTCTGGCGGTTGCTTAATTCTGTTGCGTTCATTGCTGTTTCCTTTGCGATTGTGCGCCTCAGCGCTTGGTGTATTGGTACTTATACTTTACTTCGTCGGAGTTTGTCAACTCCCTGCTTGACATTGGGTGAAACTTTGCGCTCTCTCCTAGCCTGCCTTTACTACCTGCGACTGCTCGAAGGCGCTTAGAACGGCTGTATTGGAGCGCTCTGCGGCTTTCCAGGCCTGCTTTTCTACCTTTCTGTTTTCTATGCCGAATGGCACAGACCCCGACACCGTCGCCGCCTTCGCCGCAACGGTGCCCGCGTCCGCGTCAACCTAAATCGAGCCCGGTTTGGCCGGCTATCTCAGCTCGAGCGGGAGCGAATAGCCGTAGCGTCTCCGTCTCTTGCTTCCACCGATTAGCTAGGCACTCACGGCACCAGGTCGCGCCGTCATCGCGCTCACGTTTCGAGAGTTGCCCGCAATTTGGGCAGGGTTCTAGAAGGGGCATGATGCTGTCTCCGCTAGCGTTGCCGCCTTCGCCGCACGTTGCCGCGTCGCAGGTCGATGGATTGACGTTAACGTATCTCCTCCGCACTTCTCGCAACCTGCGTAACGGCTCGAACCATCGGAGAAGGTGTAACCAGTCATCTCAGTTGTGCAACGAATCTCCGCGCCAACGCTGTACGCGCATTGGTTCTCGCGCTCCCAAGTTTGCAACACGTAAATGGACTGCTCTGTAGTCTGAGGATGTTGACACTTCACACAACGTAATTGCGGATAGTTCGCGCGCCGTGCGGCAAGTAGTTCACGATCTCCCGCCTTCGCCGCCTTCGCCGCGTAAACAGCTTCCAATTCTTCCAAGCCCTGTGGAGTCATTAGGTAATCGTCGCGCGTCGCACAATCCATGAAGCGAATTGCTCCCGATGTTCGGTAGCAACGCCCGCACGGATCAGGCCCACAATCACGAAGGTTCGCAGGCGTCATGTAAGCAACGTGACCGCATTCGCAGGACAGTTTGCGTTGCGAGCGTGAACCAGTAGTAGTTGGTCGCGCCATTAGTTCACACCCAATGCATCGCGGTTGACTGCCAGAAACTCGCGCACATCGGCAACCGTGAACCAAACACCGGTAAACGTGCCACCAGCGCCACCGTTATACGTCCACGTCACGCCATCTACGAATAGCGTTGGTGCATGACAAGTAAGCGCTCCGCCAAAGTCATAGCCGCGCGCGACCACTACTTCCCGACCATCGCCAAAGATCGAACGGCTATAAACACACGTAACGTCTGAGAGCACCTGGTGAACGTCTGAGAGCGTGAGTGTCATCTGCTTTCCTTTCGTAACGTACCCGGCCTACCCGGATACCGTTCGTTAAACATACGCTTAATCTGACTAGGTGTCAAGTGGCTACTGAGACTATGGCGCGTTGGCGCTATTCGCCGCGTCTCTCACTCTCACGCTTGAGATCGTGCGCGTGTGTATGTATCGGCTAGAGAGTCGAGCGATGTTGCGCGGATCGTCGCAGCGTGTTTAACGAACGGGAGAGCGTGAGCAGTTGTACCCGCGCAGTACCCGCAACGCACCGATGTCAACAGGCGAAGGCGATGACCCTTCCCTGCGACGGAAGGCAGCGCAGCGCGCCGTCCGTTAAACACGGGTTGACACCGATCCGATCCGACCCCACAGCACGACTCGCAACACAGTGAAGGGGGGGGTAGGGCCGGCCAGGCGCGCCGCGTCGTCGGAGTCCCGGAGTCCCTTGCACAAATACCACCCCTCCCGAAAGGTGTTGGAGTCCCTTGTTTAAGATTGACCCATCAGTGTTGGGTTCTTTGGATGCGTCGACGAGGCGTGTTGTTGAGGATGAGTTGCGGTTGTTGGAGGGTGTTAGGGCTCGTAATCCTTTGGAGGCTTATGTGCCGCATGTGAAGCAGGTGGTGTTTCATGCTTCGGGTGAGGATTTGAAGGTGTTTTTGGGGGGGAATAGGTCGGGTAAGACGACGGCTGGGATTGTTGATGATTTGATTCAGGCTCTTGACTTGCGGGATGTGCCGAAGCATTTGCGGGGGTTTAAGCGTTGGAGTCCCCCGTTTTATTGTCGTGTTGTGACTCCTGATCTTGGTCAGACTTTGGATCAGGTTGTGTTGCAGAAGATTCGTGAGTGGTGTCCTCCTGGTGCTTTGGCTGGTGGGAGTCTCGACAAGGCGTTTGATCAGCGTTTGCGCGTGTTGCGGTTTGCGAACGGGAGCTGGTTTCAGTTCATGTCGAATGATCAGGATTTGGACAAGTTTGGTGGTGCTGCTTTGCATCGGGTTCATTACGATGAGGAGCCTCGTCAGGACATTCGCCGGGAGTCACTTGCGCGTTTGATTGATTACGGCGGTGATGAGGTGTTCACGATGACTCCTTTGAGGGGTATGTCGTGGATGTATGACGATGTTTGGGTGCCGTTTCAGGAACAGCGGTTGAAGGGCGCGACTGTGGTGTTGGTCGATATGGACGACAACCCGCACCTTGATGAGCGAACGAAGGTTCGTGTGCTTGCGGAGTACAGCCCGGAGGAGCGGTTGGCTCGTAAGTCAGGGTTGTTTGTGCATTTCGCGGGCCTTGTGTTTAGCGAGTTTGACCCTGAGGCGCACGTTGTGTCGTCTGTGAGGGCTTTGCCGGAGGGCGCTGAGGTGTTCGGTGGGATTGACCCTGGCATTCGTCATATGGCCGCTGTGGTGTTTGCGTACCTTGACGCTGACGACAACCTTGTTGTGTTTGATGAGTTGGCGTTGCAGGGTCACACGATCTCGGAGGTGTGTAAGGAGATCGAGTTGAAGAAGCTCAGGTGGGGTTGTGAGCCTCGGTGGTGGGTTATTGATCCGGCGTCTAGGAATAAGAACAATCAGACTGGGCGTAGTGATCAGATGACGTTTGCTGATCATGGGATTTTCACTTCGCCGGGTCAGAATGCTGTGCGTCCGGGCATTAACAAGGTGAAGGAGCGCCTTCGGGCGGGCAAGTTGTTTGTGTCTAGTGATTGCCCCGTGTTGATTTCGGAGTTTAAGAAGTACAGGTGGGCTTCTCCTAAGCGGAGTGAGAATGATGCTCGTGAGGCTCCGGTGAAGCGTGATGATCACTTGTTGGATGCGTTGCGTTACGTGGTGATGTCGAGGCCGTTGACGCCCGTGCATACGCCAGTGGAGAGTTTGAGTGTTCAGGAGAGGATGTTTCGTGAGTCCTTGAAGGGGCTTGGGGAGCGCGTACATGACTCTGGCAATGGGCCGGGGCAGTTCATTTAAGGAGTGTTGGATGCAGGTTCGTTATGGGGGCTTTTGCTCTAATTGCTTTAATCATTTGTGCCCTAAGACTCGCGTGGTGGAGTTTCCTGCCTCGTGGGATGGGCCCGTGTTGAACAATGGCGTGTCGATTGACGAGTTGTTCATGTGCGAGAACTGCATTCGGAATGCTTTTGAATTGTTGACGGTTGACCCTGTGGGCGTGACTGTTCTTGAGCGTGAGGTTCGGGACGCGAAGGTTTCTGCGGAGCAGTGGAAGGCTTATGCGTTGAAGCTTGAGGAGGGTTTTGCTGTTCGTCCTGAGAAGAAAGCAAAGCGGAAGGTTGCGGCGTGAGCTGGTTTCCTTTCGCAATCCTCGCTGTCTTGATTCTCGCTAGGGAGTATACGTTTCATCAGGAGCGCGTTGAGTGGCTTTCTGAGCGCCGCGAGCTGACAAACAGAGTCCAGGCCCCGGATCGTCTTCCGAGCGTTCAGACAGCGGATTTCGTGTTGCCGGAGGTTGAGTTGGATGAGTTCAATCTCGTTGGCGTGATTAGCGAGCCGTCCGATGACTGACGTTAAGGAACTGGAGAAGCTTCTTCGGGAGGCTAAGAGTGCCCGGAGTAAGTTTGAGGCACAGTGGTTTTTGAACCTTGCGTATTACCAGGGTGAGCAGTGGGTTGCGTGGGATGGTCGGAGTTTGTATAGGCCGCAGTTGCGCAGGGACAGGATGACGATTGTTGATAATCGCATTCAACCCGCTGTGAGGACTGAAGTAGCGAAACTCACGAAGCAACGGCCAGTGTTCACTGTGACTCCTCGGACGGGTGATCAGGAGGATGTAGAGGCCGCGTATGTCGCGGAGCAACTGCTTGAGTATGAGTGGACTCACCTTGAGATGCGCGACAAGCTTCTTAGGGCTTTGCATTGGTCGAGGATTTGTGGCGCTGGGTTCTTGAAGGTCACTTGGGATTCAACGGTTGGTGATGGGTTTGAAGCTCTCGTCGGCCCGGATGGGAAACCTATTCCCGGCCCGAACGGTGCGCCACTGACGGGCATGGATCCCGCGTTGATTAGTCAACAACTGGGCGTTCAGGTCACTTCTAAGAGTGTCAAGCAGGGTGATGTGAGTGTGGAGGTCAGGAGCCCGTTTCAGGTGTTCGTTGACCCGATCGCGGAGCGCTTTGACGAAGTCGAGTGGCTGATTGAGCAGTCTGTTCGGTCTGTTGAGTACGTGAAGCGTCGTTGGAACCATGATGCGAAGCCGGACGCAAACGCTAATCCTGGGCTTGTTGAGGCTCGACTTGGTGGGTCTTTGACGGGGCAGAACAACTACAAGGGTGTTCGCATCAGTGAGTTGTGGCAGAAGCCGAATAGTGAGTTTCCGAATGGCCGGCGTGTCGTTTGGGTTGCTGACAAGGTGTTGTTTGAGGACACTAAGCCGTATGACCCAATGCCTTACGTCATGTTTAAGGGCATTGATGTTCCGGGCCGGGTGTGGCCCACATCGGTTGTGGAGCAGTTGCGTGGCCCGCAGACCGAGTTGAACAAGATTAAGTCTCAGATCGCTGAGAACCGCAACCGTGTCGGGAACCCGACAGTCCTTGCCTCCAAGCAGTCCATCGCTGACCCCAATGCGTTCGAGAGCGCCATGGCACAGCCTGGGGGCATCTTTTATTACGACGACAACAATGGCCCGAATGCAGCTCCAGCGTATTTGCAGGCTCCGCAGCTTCCGGGTTACGTGTTGCAGGAGATTGATCGCATTGAGCAGTCAATTCAGGAGATCAGTGGACAGCATGAGATCACGGCTGGGAATGTTCCGTCGGGTGTTACAGCCGCGTCAGCTATCAATCTTTTGCAGGAGTCTGACGATACTCGTCTTGGACCGGCTGTTGCAGACATGGAGGACAACCTTGCCCGTGCCGGCAGGAAGATCCTCACACTTGTCAGCAAGTTCTATACGGATAGTCGAACGATTCGAATTGCCGGTCAGGACGCTACGTGGCGCATTTTTGATTTCCGTGGCTCAATGCTGCGCGATAACACTCACGTTGTTGTCCAGACTGGTTCCGCGTTCCCACAAAGCAAGGCTGCGAAACAAGCTGCACTTCAGGAACTCTTGACGTTCTTTGTTCAGTCTGGTCAACCGTTGCAGGGTAAGAACCTTGCGCGGTTCTTGAAGGATTGGGATGTCGGTGGCCTTGAGCGACTGGTTGATGAGTTGAGTGAGGATGAGCAGCAGGTCAATCGTGAGAATCAGCGTCTTGGTAAGGGCGAACCGTTGCCAATCAATTCGTTTGACGATGACGGAGCCCACATTTCCGGGCATCAGGACTTTATGAAAACAGCGTCGTATGACTCGTTGAGCCCAATGGCGAAACAGGTCTTTGAGCAGCATGTCGCCATGCATCAGCAGCGGCAGGATCAGAAGCAACAGCAGATGATGCAACAACAAATGATGGCCCAAGGGCCGCAAGGAGCTCCGCCAAATGGCAAGTAAATGTATTGAGGATCTGAAGGCTGCCGTTGAAGCGGTGAAGGCTGACTATGGCAGTGACCCGAAGTGGGCTGAAGTGATTTCACATGCTGAGAAGGCAGTGTCGAGCGCGAAACAAGTTGAGTCTCCTGCACCTGACTCTCCGGGCAAGCAGTCAGCGAACGCTGTGCATGATGAATCAAAGGAAACAACGGAGAACGCTGAGACTCCAGCGGTGCAGAAACAGGATTCTGGTTCTGAGGAGCCGATGAAGGAAGCGAAGGACATGAAGGGCGCTGCGCAGATGGCGATTTTGATGCTGCGTAACCGCAAGAAGTAACTCAACCCTTGGCGGGGTCATAGCCGCCTTGTGGTCTTGCCCTTCGGGGCTTATTTCGCCCCATCCGGGGCTTTATCCGCCCCGTTTGGGGCTAAACGTCGTGAAGCCAGGGACAGGTACAGCTTCGGCCAGGGCCGCGTTACAGCTTCAGGAAGGAAGTACACATGTCAGAGGAAGCGGTACAGCCGGAAGTTGGGGGAGCGGAAGGCCAGGGCCAAGCTCCGTATGCGGAGTACCTTGACAGACTGCCGGAGGAAATCCGTGGTGATGTCGAGCCGATCTTCAAAGATTGGGATTCGAGTGTCACTAAGAAGTTCCAAGAAGCAGCAGAGTTCCGTAAGCAGTGGGAGCCGTTCCAAGACCTTGGTTTGACGGACGTTCCCCGCGATGAGCTTGAAAACCTCATTGCATTGCGTGAACTCGCTGCCAATGATCCCGAACAGTTTGATGCGTGGATTAGTGCGACGGCACAAGAACGCGGCTTGTTTGGTGAGTCAGAGGATCTTGAAGACCCTTATGGGGAAGCTGAGGATCCAATGAGTCCTGTCATGTCTGAGCTCGGTGAGCTTAAGGCGTGGAAGGAGCAGATGGAACAAGAGCAACGGGTTTCTGAAGCAATGCAGGTCGTTGATCAGCAGGTCAGTGAAGCGGTGGCGAAGCATCCTGATGTGCCACGCGAGTTGGCGGAGCAGTTCCTTGCATCGTTTGCTGAGTCTGATCCACAGAACGCCGTGAGTCTCGCTTTTGAGGCTGCGGAGAAGTGGATGGCACAGATTCAGCAGGGAATGGTGTCGGACAAGCTCAGTCAACCCGAGGCGGCAGAGCAGGGGCAGCGCGTTGATGGTTCCCCGGAACCGATTAGCACGTTCGCGCAAGCATCACAGGCAGCTCTTCAGCGATTGAAGAACCAATAATCCTGAAATTGAAAGAGGTGATGTAGGTGGCTACACAGACACTTACTAACTTCGACGCGATCCTCAAGAACGTTTATCGAGGGCCGATCGTCGAGCAGTTGAACCAAGACTCATACGCGATTGACCAGTTTGAGCGCGTTGCAGCGAATGACATGGGTGCCTTCTCGGGCCGCAAGGTCATTTTCCCGATCCACACTGGTCGTAACCGTGGTCGAGCAAGCATTACGGACGGTGGAACTCTGCCGACCGCTGGCACACAGTCGTATGCTGATGGCGAAGTAACAATGCGTTACTTCACGCAGGGCATTGAACTGTCCGATCAGGTCATCAAGCAGTCTGAAAGCAATGAGGGTGCGTTTGTTCGCGCCATGACCGCTGAAGTTGAGGGTGCAACCACTGACCTTCGTAAGGACATCAACCGTCAGGTTTATGGCACGGGTGACGCGGTTCTTGCCAATGTTCGTACCGCAGTGTCGGCTGGTTCGGCTACGTCGGTTGACGTTGACAGCGTTCAGTACCTCTCACCTGGTGACTACATTGACATTGTTCGCACCAATGGCACGGTTGCCAATGCGGGCATTCTGATCACTGCTGTCACCCAGAGCGGTACGTTGGACACGAGTGGTCAGGCTAACGGCAGCATTACGTTTGGCTCTGTGACAGCTCCGACGGGTGGTTGGCCGACAACGGCAACGATTCGTCTTGCTAACCCCGCGTCAAGTGCTGGTACTGACACGACTGCGAATGCTTACCCTGGTTCGGAGTCTGACGGGTTCCGCAACATCACCGCCACCAGCGGCACGTTGCACGCCCTTAGTGCGTCAACTACGCCGGTTTGGGCTGGTACTGAGGTCGCTGCGGCTGCTTCTGGTTCAGTTGGCGATCCGACTGAGGCGCTGTTCACTCAGCTCGCTCAGGGCATCCGTAAGGTGTCGGCTAAGAGCCCTGATGTGTTCCTGACAACACTGGGTGTTCAGGCTCGACTGGCTCGCCAGTACGTTTCGCAGAAGCGTTGGCAGGATGCCAAGTCGCTTGAGACAACTCAGGGTTACTCAGCGATCATGGTTGCTGCCGGCAATAAGCCAGTTCCGGTTATTGCTGATGTTGACGCTCCGGTTGGTTTCGCGTTCGGTCTTACCAAGAGTTCGTTTGCTTGGGCCGAGCTTCAGAAGCCGGATTGGTTGAGCGCACCGGACGGCAAGGGTTCCATTCTGACTCTGAAGACTGGCAGTAGTGCTGGTCAGCGTGAGGCAAAATGGCAGGCCTGGCTGGGTTGGTATGCGGCGCTTGCTTGCACGGCTCGCAACCAGAACGGTCGCATCATTCGCCTCAAGGACGATGTGCCGGTAACTCGGTACTAGTTGCTTTCTCCCCTCGCCTTCGGGCGGGGGGAGTTTTCTTTGTTTGACAATCTTTTCTAATAGTTAGGAGTAGCCGTGGCATTAGCAAGCGCTGTTCAAATCAGCGGAACGATCGCGCCTGACGCGGCGTACACCGCAACGGGCACTGGCACAAACACGCTCGTTTCGCAAGTCATTGACAATCCGCACAACAATTTCCTGCGCCTTGATTTCAATGTTTCAGCAGTCACAACAACCGTGAGCGGCTCGGGCTCTAGTCGAGTCACGTTGTTTGTTGAGAACTTTGACGCGGCTGGTAACAGGTGGGTTCAGGCCAACATGCCAACCACGTTGACTCAGGGCATTCTTCCGGCTGTTGACGCCTACAGTGCCACTGCGTCAAACATTACGATTGGCAGCACTTCGGTTGCTATTCCATTCACGGCGTCGGTTCTTATTGGGCCAACAATGGCGTATTCGGTTCCAACACCAGTCAGTGCTTCGCAATACAACGCTGCTTACAACGGCCTCATTGGGCCAAGGTTTCGTGTGCGCGTTGTCCATTACGACGCTTCATCAGTATCAACGTGGAACTACAGCCTTGGTTACGTCCTCGGGATATGAACGACACACTTCACCCCGCGAAACTTGATCAGATCCTTGAGACACGCAACCGCCAGGTTGTTGTGGACGCTGACTCCTGCACGGTTGCCGGCGACCTCAAGGCGATTGACCCGACGTTGTGTGTCAGGTTCGTTGACGGCCCACAACCGTTCTTTGCCGTGTATCAAGACATTAAGCATCCGGACGGCAGTTCACAGCAGCATCTTGTGACTACAGCTCAGGCGTACCCAACGTCGTTTGGGACGTTCACGGGCCTTGACAACCGTGTTGTTGAGCGTGTTCGTGAGATCACGAGTCCCGGTTATGACTTTATGGCTGAGGCCGCGAAGATCAAGTCGGAGTACGAGTCTGAGCAGCGTCGAGCTCGTGAGGACAAGCTTGGTGAGATGGGCGAACGGGCAGCTTGGGCATTGCGTAGGGATTTGGGCGTTAAGAC